AGCCAGTGGTTCGCCTGGCTTATGGATGCTCGGCGCTGAGTGGGTCCTAACTGTGTTAGTATTGTTAGGTTCGTTCTTGATAATTACCCAACACTATGATGTGGCTATAGACTCTGCTGCCGTTGCCGTCATAAGCACGGTAATTGGATACTGGTTTGGTAGAGCTGTCAATAGGAAAGAGGACAACAGGTGATTCCACAATACGCACCAGTAGATTTGCGCACCAAGATACTAAGCTTCAGGAAGGATGCTGTCAAGCTGAAACGGGGTGAGATGGTTGCCCCTACGATGGCTATCGTATATCCTACTTACTCTTGCAATATGCGCTGCTTTGGCTGTATCTCAAATGCCGAGAATGCGCGGCCAGCAAATATCGATCTCGCTACTTTTAGTGCTCTTGTCAGCGATTTTTGTGATATGGGGGGAGAATCAATCGAGTTCTCGGGAGGCGGCGAACCTACGCTTCACCCTCAGTTTAACGATCTCATGCGCATCATTGATAATAGCCATCTCCAGTTTGGGATGATAACTAACGGAACGAGGCCAGATGCTTGTAATTCTGCTCTGGTTCTGTCTGGAACTCGCTACTTGCGTATCAGTGTTTATACTGTCAACCAGTTGGAATCAGTACGAAGAATTTGCGAGAGCCGTAATAATCTTCACTCTGCTTGTCGCATTGGTGGGAAAATCTTGCTTGGCAGCAGTAGCGTTCCGGCGCTCGAATACCTCACTGAGGAGGTACTAAATGCAGGGGTGGACTTTGTTAGTATCAAGGCGAAGCGCCATTGCAGTGATGATCCTGAACTCTTACCTCAAGAGGGCAGAGATGCTATTCAAAGTACCATTCACCAGCTTAGATCTAGATGGCCAGGTAAAGTATTCGGTGGAATCACTAAGACTCATCAGCGAGGAGGGTGCTGGCTTAGCCCCCTACACACTGTTGTCGACGCACTTGGCACGGTGTGGGTGTGCTGTTATTATCAGGACAGAGTTGAGGATATCTCCATCGGGACGCTTAGCGGTGTACGAGGTAGCTTCGTCGATACATGGTACTCGGCCGCACACAAAGAAGCTATGCAAAGAGTTATCATTCCCGAATGCGACTTCTACGATTGCAGATTCCACGTATATCACGACGTCATGAACGAAGAACTAAGTGATGACCGCAGCCACCTTGCATTCATCTAGGTGTCATCGGGCTATCAGCCTGGGCTGGTATCCAGAAGTAAGGACTACCCAATCAGAAACAGCTGGCTTACATAGCAGGTGTCTGTTAGATGAGAATGATCATATCAAACATGAAGCTAAAGGGTTAGCGCAGTTCGATTATCAGAGATGGTTCTGGTTTGAAGGAGATAGACGAGCATACGACACAGATCGTGAAGATGAGTATGCTTGGGAACTATAAGCCCGAGATGATGGATGCGTTCTGGAACTTTGTAGTAGAACGCCAGGCTATCTACAACAGGCGCATGGTGATGGAAGAGCCAAGCCCATGGACAGAGGACCGTGTGCTGAGGCAATACTTCTTCACAAACGTTTACCGCGAGTTGGACAAAGGTACTGTATTCCTGATCCGCAACATACTGAAGATACAGGATGACAAAGACCTGTTGTTTGCCATTATGGTGTACAGGTTGTTCAACGACATTGATACTTTCAGATTCTTGTGGTTGCGCTGCAAGATGGTAAAGTGGGGAACGTGGGAATGGGAGCGTGCTAGTCGTTATCTGAACGCTTATGAGAACCACGGCAATCGTGTATTTACAGATGCCTTTACGGTTACAGGCGTAAAGTTTGGTGGCTTTCCAGACAAAATCAGGAACATCTGCTGGCTAGTGGGCAAGCTGCAAAAGCAAACGCCAGCCCTACTGAGTGCAATTAAGTCTGCGAATTCGTTGAAACGTGTGTGGCAAATATTCAATGACACTGAAGGCTTTGGCAGATTCCTTGCGTACGAACTTGCCATTGACGTCAACTATTCTAGACTCATTCACTTTAATGAGAACGATTGGGTCAATGCCGGACCTGGATGTAAACGTGGGATACTCTGGATCTGGGGTACGCGTGACTCTTCGGTCAAATGGGAAGACTATATCACGTTTTTACAGGTGCGGCAGGAGACCTTCATTCAAGGGGTTAATAGACTGGATGAATGGCATTCGGTCTGGCCAGGGTACCGCATGACATTGCGTGGAGTGGAGCATTCATTGTGTGAGTTCCAGAAGTATGCTCGTGCTCGGTACCACACTAACCCAGATGGTACACCTAGTCGTGCAGCTACACGAAAGTATATCCCATCTCATCAACTTACGCCCGTGTAGCAAATGTTATACTGCCGCTGTATGGCAGTTTTACGCAGTCTCCTAGCCGCAGCAGTATTATCTGCATCTGCGTTGCTACCTAAAGTGGCGCATGCAGAAGAAGAGCAGTGGCAAGAGAACGTCCGACTGACGTTTTACATAGATCGTGGTGTGATGCGATGGGGTGAGATAACCCACCTCGGTGCTGCTGCCTGTGGTAGCTACTTTCCTGCTGGTACCAAGCTTCAGTTCGTAGACGATGATTGGGTGGTTACGTGTAAAGACACGGGACGCCTTGCCAGGTACCAAGTAGATGTGTGGGCACCGAGCTATGCATGGGGCATAAGGAACGTAGAGAAATTCTATGGCCTCTACACATGGGTGAAAGTACTCAGGTGGGGGTGGGAGTAATGCCTACGCGCAACGGCTTGATATTGCCGTTTGAACTGGTCGATCAGCAACTAAAAGCTAAAGGAATAGATGGCCACGTAGATGTCGGAACAGGACTCTTTATACCCAAAGACAACGAGCAATCAAGGAAGTTACTTACTACTAAAAGGGTACGTCCCAGGAAATATACTGGAGGCAAGGTACGACGCACCTAAGGGGCGTATATGGTGCAGACATTGTAGCACTTTCCTGGTGATAGGTGCTGAGTCAGTTAGCCACCAGAATCTAGTGCGTCCATCACAAGTTTGTATGGACTGTGGTGGCTGGAACTATTTGGATGAAGAGCTTCCATTAGAGCATGTGCCATCATGTGCATCAAAGGGTGGTCAAAGGGTAAAATTAGCAGTAGGTGGCAGCCAGTCAAGAGCCACAGTAGTTCCACCAAATAACGCATCACAAGAGAAAGCTGCACAGTTCCCATATGACACCAGTGATCTACGTAATCAATGTTAAAGACCACCCCGAGTACCCCGTAGATACTTTGGTTGGCGAGACGCCAATGAGCGTAGCAAAGGTATATATGCAGGGCTATTCAGTACCTATGGATCTTGCAGACAACCTGTGCATATATGACTGCTACGCTGCCAATATGTACCACCTGGAACACAAGGATGGCTAAGTATACTCATCTACACGTACACACAGAGTACAGCGTGTTAGATGGGTTGGCGCGTATACCAGATCTTGTGCAGAAGGCACGCGATAATGGGCAAGATGCGCTTGCAATTACAGACCATGGACGCATGTCTGGAGTTCCTGAGTTTTACCAGGCATGCCGAAAGGCTGATGTTCGGCCTATTGTGGGACAAGAGTTTTATCTTTGCGACGACTGTTCTGACCGAACCCGTACCATTGATCCGGAAACTGGTAAGAAGGAGGGTCCACGGCGGTACCATCTGGTACTCATGGCTCGCGACAGACGTGGGTATGAGATACTGTGCGAACTTAGCAGTACCGCTAACGATCCCAACCATTTCTATTACAAGCCTCGTGTGGATTATGGTACGCTGGAAAGCTTATCGCGGCAGGACAGACGGCACATTATCGCCAGCTCTACTTGCCTCAATGGCCCAATTCCACAGCTTATCCTCGCCAATAAGAACGCAACCGCACTAGAGCTGGCACAGTATTTCAGGGAACTGTTTCCGTACTTTTATCTGGAACTACAGCGTCACGACTATAACCTGAAGAAGCAGAATGACCGCAAAGCCAATGATGACCAAGAGAAAGTAAACAACAAACTAGTTAGGTGGCATGAAAAGTACGGGTTCCCACTGGTTATCACCAATGACAGCCACTATGTTGAACCAGCACATCACGCGATACATGACATCTGGTTGGCATGCCAGACGGTATCGCTATGGAGGGATGCGACGAGGTTCCGCTTTGATGGTTCAGGGTATCACCTCAAATCGACACGGGAGATGCGAACACTCTGGGCAGACCAGCCAGATGTATGGCGAGCTAGCCAGCGCACTATACAAGAGTACACTGGAGATATACAGCTCAGTATTCCCGAACTTGAACAGCGTAGCTGGCATATCCCGGTTGCACCAAGAGCAAACCAACAGGTGTCTTCTGCTGACTTTATGCGCTCGCTCTGCAATAAAAGGCTGCGAGTGCTGGAGAAACGTGGTGGGTTGGCAGCGCCCATTGAGACATACCGGGATCGTTTATCGTATGAGCTTGACGTCATCTTCGGTAGCAAGTTCGAAGAAGAATTCCTCATCGTACGCGATTACATTGATTGGGCTAGGTCTCGCGGTATTCGCGTTGGTCCAGGTAGAGGCTCTATGGCAGGGGTTCTCGCCGCCTTTCTTATGGGCATTGTCGACGTGGACCCTGTTCGCTTCGGCCTTATGTTTGAGCGTGCTCTCAATCCAGCTCGTCCGTCACTTCCGGACTTTGATGTGGACTTTCCCAACAGCAGGCGTGCGGAAGTTATACGCTACCTTCTTGACAGATACAACAAGGCACCATATCAGTCGCAACAAGTAGGTACTTTCTCGCGTGGTGGCCCGAGAAGTACAGTGCAGCGTATTCTGGGCGCATTGGGCTTCCCGCGCAATGAGCAGTTTGCCGCGAGCAAGTCTCTACCAGATGCAGCACTTATTGTCAACTTGAAGGCTAGTGGCGACTTGAAAGATTTGCTGCAAGACGAGCATCTGCACCCTGTACTAAAAGGGGCTATGGTTAGCTACCCAAGCTTTTATGATTGGGCTACAAACATTCAAGAGCTCATCACAGGTGAAGGTAAGCACGCCGCTGGCATAGTTATTGCAGACCAAACCTTCGATCTACAAAAGCTGGTGCCTACCATGATGGTAGGTCGTGGACAGGGGCGTGGTCAAACTGCTGTAGTAACTCAGTACGATATGGATGGCCTCAAACGGTTAGGTGTAGTGAAGTTTGATATCCTGAGTTTAGTTACTTTGGATATCATACAGGATTGTATAGACCTGATAGGTGAAGATCCATTTGAAGGCATGTATGAGTACGAGGACGAGCAGGTTTGGCAGACTCTTAACAAAGGAGCATGCTCAGGGGTATTTCAGGTTGAGGGTGGTACTTCGCGGCAAGTCGTACGAGATCTGCAGCTTCAAAGCTTTGAGGACCTCATTGCTGTCATGGCCCTCGGGCGCGGTGGTGCTAACCAGTTCGTCAACGCATATAGAGAAGGTCGTGACGGTGCAACTACTGAACTACGTAGAAAACTCCCGGACAGGAGGCTACGTAGAATCCTACCTCAAGGGGTTGTCCTGTATCAAGAGCAGGTCATGGAGATTGGTTTACAGATCGGAGGGTTCGACCACCACCTAGTGGATGAACTCAAGGAAGCCATCAAGTATAAGAAAGGTGATATATGGGACGAACTCAAGCCACTTTTCTTCAATGGGGGCGAACTCTACGACAAGCTCAGTGGCAAATCAAAAGGGAAAGCTTTGGGCGCACTGCACAACGGGTGCAGCCTGGAAGTAGCCACCAAGATATGGGACATGATATGGAACTACAGGGGTTACGGGTTCAACCGTGCGCATGCCACGGCATACGCCATGATTGCGTACCAGACAGCGTGGTTGAAGACCTATTATCCAGCGATATTCTTCTGCACCCTGCTGAGCTACGCTAACAAGGAAGATTACCCTGTATATATAGATGAGGCTAAACTGTTCTTTGGTCTAAAGTTCCTGCCGCCCGATGTAAATAAGTCAGGTTCAGGATTTGTCGTGGAAGGCAAACGTGGCATCCGTTACGGTCTGACTGCTATAAAAGGGGTAGGCACTGCCGCATGTGCTGAACTGGTAGAGAACAGGCCGTTCACTTCCGAGGAACATTTGCGTTCTACTGTGACCAAGAGGAGATGCAATGTAAGAGTCATCGAACTACTGCGTAGGGTGGGTGCGTTTGAGAGCATTGGCACCCAAGGCGATGAAGACCGAGGGCAAACGGAGTTGGAGTTACTTGGCACATATGTAACCAGCCATCCGATTGATCAATATCGCCGACAACTAGATAGAAAAGTGAGGCGACCACTAAACCTCAAGGCACTTACTTCATCTCAGGATAAATGGTGTTGGATTGGTGGGCAAGTAGATCGGATAAGAGAAATAACTACCAAAAATGGTTACAAGATGGCATTTGTCCAGGTCAAATACGATGGGGTGGGTACCTGGGACATTGTTGTATTTCCAGAAAGGTGGCAGCAGCATGGTCCAAACATGTTCAAAGGTCGGGTTGTACTGGTGTACGGCAAGCGGCAAGTAGACAGAAATAGCGTTGTCTTTGAAGATGCTAAGTATCCAATCCCAGCATAAGAGGTACTGATGATTAACTTTTTGAGAAAGAAGGCTGAACCGCTGCACAGATGTTTCACATGTCTGGAACCACGTACCGCGGAACAGTTGCGAAAGGTTGTGTATGAGGTCGAAGTCTGCCACCATTGTACCAACACAACTGGCGGAAGTGCAGACGATATTGCAGAAGAGGTTCGGGAAGCAGGTGCTCTTCCGCGCGTCGGACCCGAAGTTCCAGATCCAGAGGATCTCGACAGGGATACTAACCTTAGATTTCCTCTTAGGTGGTGGAATCGCTTTGGGCCGAATAACGGAATTTTACGGCCAGTATGCAGCCCTGAAGAGCCATGCTTTGTACAGGACGATAGCTCTGGCGCAAGCAGCGGGACGCAACTGCGCCTTGATGGATGCGGAGCATAGCTTTGATCCTGTACATGCTGCGCGTCTTGGTATTGACCTTGGTAGCTTGTATATGGTGGGCGAGCTGGAGATAGGTGAGGAGATAATAGATGTTGGTGAAGCACTGATTCGTTCAGGTAAATTTGATGTTGTGGGTGTAGACAGCATAGCTGCGCTGGTGCCCAAGGACGAACTGGAAGAGTCTGCCGAAGCATCCCAAATGGGTAAAATGGGCAAGCTTACTAGCAAAATGGCGCGTAAGTGGAATGCCGTAAACTCTGGTGGCACTGCGGTTGTCTTGATAAACCAGGTCAGGGAGAACGTAGGTGTCCACTATGGCAACCCAGAGAAACCCGTGGGAGGACGTGCATTCGGATTCTTCGCTTCTCAACGAGTCGATTTCCGAAAGGGTGAAGCTATCAAAGGAAAAACCCGCAAGGTTGAAAACGGTAAAGTCATTGAGAAGGATGGTACTGTTGGGCGGGTTGTTCGGGTACGAGTTGAGAAAGACAAGACAGGCGCAAATGCTGAAAGGGACGGCAGCTTCAGGTATTTATTTGCGTTACGTTCGGTGGATAGATACAGCGAGCTGCTCCAATTAGGTTTGGAAGTTGGTGCTATAGAACAGTCAGGCCTCAGGTATGCAACCAAATGGACGCAACCATTGCAGCGCACTGCATTTCTGAATCTATTAGAACGGGATGTAAAGATAGCTACGCGCTTGGAAGCAGCTGTGAAAGTGTTGGGAAAACATGACGGTAGTTGATCTGGAGCCAGCAAAACAAACAGTAGCACCACCACCATCATCACTGGCAACTGGCGTCTGGGCATGGTCTAACCAGACTAGTCTACCCCCTGCAAACAAGCAAGTACGCAGCGATACAGGTGATTGGGCTACAGCATCCCATCTTCATTTTAGTGATTTGGACGATAGTGGTGCTGACCGCTCGGCGGTGCTTGGTGCGTTGAAGCCTGGTGATATAATACGTCTGGAACATAATACAGACACTTCTCGGTTTGCTGTATTTAGTGTTGCCGATGCTGCATTAGCCGTCTCTGCTGGAACTTATCATACTATCAACGTAATATTGAGTGATAGTGGTGGCACGTTACCTAATGCTGGGACACAGATACAAGTTGTATTTGTCTCAGCTGGTATACCGCAAGCGGCAGTAGGGCACATGATTGCAGACATTGTGATGCAACCTAATATCACTACAGAGATTGTGCCGAACTTGATGGAGTTAATCTGTGACTTTTTACAGACGGTTACACATCTGGTAAACTACGTAGATATGCAGGCAAATGTGGGTGGTGTTATAATAACTGATGCGGAAGAAATACTACCGCCAAGCATGGGCGACCTAGTACCACCACCAGCAGAATAAGGAGAAACAATGGCAAAAGAAGAACGTAGCATTGGAGACGAAGCTGAAGAGTTCTTGCGCAATCTGGTTAGTACACATGAAAGTGACCAGGTAGGGCAGGGCTTAGACGATCTGGCAAAAATGTTCTACACATATTTCCAGAAGCTTCAAGAATCTGGATTCCATTACAGTAAGGCGTTTATACTAACGCGAGACTGGCATGGCATGTGGTGGACAACAAAGTTCAACCACGAGATGATGCATATGCATCCACCAGATGGGGATGAGCAGTCGGCCTAAGTGGGCAGATAAGCCCACTAAAGACAACAAGAAGCACGAAGCTACATGGGCAAAGGCACGGGCGGGCCGTGCTCAGCCCTCGTCCGGCAGATTTTGGCATGCCAAGTTTGACGTTAAGGACGAAGAGCTATTAACAGACAACAAAGAAACCGAGCGCTTATCTTACTCAATTCGCGTGGCAGACTGGGAACTGCTACAACGGGCGGCTTCCAAAGAAGGTCTGGCACCGTGTTTACAGATAACTTTCCACCGAACTCAAGGCAACCCGATCCATCTGGTGGTTTTGCCAGCCGATATGATAACGACCAAAAATCTGGCACGAACATAGGTGACGATGATATACAAGGCCCACCATCGGTCTGTCGCAGGTGTGGCATCGCAGTCATTCCTGGCACCGATCACTCCACCAGAGATGGATGCTTTGAAGCTCTGCGTGCATTTGTCATTCTATGCCAGGATGAAATAGAATCCACACGTATGCGGGACTTCCAGCACCCAACACGCGAAGAGCTGATCCAAGCTTTGAGCGAAATGGAAGATCAATTTTCTAAGCTAGCTACTTACCAGAGTGCTCTCACTGGTCATATACGGAAACTCCTACGTGGTAAAATGTAGTATGCAGGGGTACCATAGACACGAGAACGTACTGTGTGTAGACTGCGGTAGAGTTGTCTTCCCACGCGCTACGTGTATAATGTGGCGCGGAGAGGCGTACTGTACTCTACTACAGCATGTGTACTGTGAGACCTGCTTGAAACATGATGGCGTGGGAGATATTCGAATTGGTGAAGCAGGAGCCGCGAGCGTTCCAGATCCAGGGCGACCAGGACGATATAACAACATTGAAATGGGTATACATACTGCCCAAGAATATGCCAGCAGGACTGAAGAGCCAGTGGCTCCAGGAAATGTACGGTACATATCATCGCTTGATGTTTCTTACCGGACGCAAAGTTTGGTTCAGGAACAAGGTAACCAAAGAGGAGCAACGCATACTGTTGGTCCCAAGTCCGCATTTGTTGAGCAAGTGCGACAGAATGTTCCTTAAGAAGAAAGGCTTTCCTGTAAAAGCAAACGGTTGCAACAGGGATTCTTGTAGACAGTGTAGAGATGGCAGCTGGCTTTGATATAAAGACGTACCTGAAGAACAAGCGTGATCCAGACAAGGTACTGACATCGTTGGTAGACCAGTTCATGATCACGCAGGATCTGGGCAACTTCACTACGTCAGAAGCCAACTTTGCTGCCAAGCTACTCTTAGCTCGCAAGCTGCCGCGCCAGAGAACCTACTACAGTCCAAGTGGCTCGAAGCGTTGCCTTAGGGAGCAGGCGCTCGCCATTGTTGGAGAGCCTGGTAGGATAGACGACAACCCACACACAAACAATCTGTTTGATGATGGGCACTGGCGACATCTTAGATGGCATACTATATTCCTGCGCATGCAACGTGCGGGGTACCTAAAGGTACACGCGCAAGAGCAGTTGGTGGAGTATCTGCCGTGGTACGTGGCTGGCACCCCTGATGATGTGATAGAAATCGGGGGTGAAGTTTACGTTGTTGATGTGAAGGGAGCTAACGACCTGATCTTTAAAGAGATCGTGCGTACTAAGAAGCTGCCTGATCATCTGCAAGGATACAACTGGCAGATCCACAACTACATGCAGGCGCTCCATATCAACAAAGCTATCCTGTGGTTTGAGAACAAGAACACGCAAGAGTACTTCGAGCTGCCCGTCAAGCGGGATATGGTGCTGATAGAACAGCTACGTGTTCAGTACAAAATCTTGCGCAAACACCGTAAAGAAGGCACACTGCCTCCACATGGTTGCAGCATGGATGACACTGGTCATGTGCAGCCTGGAGACAGAATGTTTGCCAATTGCAGGCAGAATCTGAACTGTTTG